TGGTTTATTAAAACCGATGCTCCTCGTGGGTTTATCCACTTTGAGCGTATGCCGATGTCCACGAAGATGGAAGGTGATTTCGATACAGGTAACGTAAGGTTCAAAGCCCGTGAGCGTTATAGCTACGGTTACTCTGATCCACGTTGCGTGTTTGGTTCACCAGGTGCGTAAAGATTGAGTGAGGGGAGAGGATAAACCTCTCCCCGTTTCTCTGGGAGTTTATAGCCCTAGCGACTGTCCCAGCAGACGCTTACAAGACTCTAGGGCAACTTTGTAAGGAGGTAGCCAGATGGCTAACACAACTTTTAATGGTCCAGTCCGGTCTGAGAACGGCTTTGAGGTAATCAATGTCAATTCAACCACTGGTGCCGTAACCAACACTTGCGATATCGCCTCTACGGGCATTGTAACGGACAAATACGTTAAGCACGTTGGTTTTGCTACGGGCGTTACTGTCAACACCACAGCGGGGGACAGCCCAGCGATTGGTGAGTTTACGCAACCTGCCAATACCATTATCACTAACATCAAGATCTTCTGTGCGACGGCTCCCGTAATTGGATCTGGCGATATTGGTTACGAGGTCGGAACTTCTTCTTCCGGTGCTCAGATCGTTGCTACGCAGCCAGACGAGATTCTAGACGCCGGAACGACGGTCGTGCTTGCTAATGTCACGGTAACGTCTCTGGTTCTTCAGACACAGGACGCTGCGACGGCTCCCGCTTCCGTGCAGTATACTTCCGCAGAAAGAACAATCTTCTGCAACATCACTAACACGGTAAATGCCACAACGGCAGGCTCCTTTACGTTCATTATCGAATACGTGCAGATTGCATAGAGTAGGGTGGGGAGTGATCTCCCCGTTCTTTCTAGAAGGAGACTAATATGGCGGATGCAGTAACAGCAACAACAGTAATTGACGGCGATAGAACTGCCGTAATTTATTGTACCAATACCAGTGATGGAACCGGAGAATCTGCCGTTGTTAAAGTAGATGTATCGGCACTATCTTCTCGTCAGGATGGTACTGCTTGCACGGGAGTCAGGCTTGAAAGGATAGTATTTTCTAATGTGGGCATGGGCGTCAAGCTTCTATGGGATGCGTCCACAGACGTTATCGCCGTCCAGTTGCCAGCGGATTATTCGGACACTCTGAACTATTCAGATATTAATGGTCTTCCTAATGTTGCCGCTTCTGGCGGTAAGACAGGAGACATACAGCTTACGACTGTGGGTCACACCAGCGGAGACACCTACTCTGTAGTTGTCTACTGTATAAAAGAATATTGAGGGAATGTCTGAAATAAGGAAGGTCATACGATTGGCTTTATAGGGACAGGGGATAAGAATGGCAACTTCTGGATCGGTTGATTTCAACCTGGATATGGCCGAAATTACAGAAGAGGCCTTTGAGAGATGTGGACTAGAATTTAGAACAGGTTATGATTCTGCAACTTCTCGGCGATCTCTAAATCTTCTTTTTGCGGAATGGGCAAATAGGGGGTTAAATCTATGGACTGTGGAGCAAATAACACAGCCTTTGGCCCAGCTATCATCTACCTCTTCTATTGCGGCTTACCCCATTGGGGTTATAACGGCTACGGTAGGAGCTTCCACTAATCTTAGTGTTGGGGAGACTATCACTGGGGGAACCAGCAGTGTTACCGCGTCTATCATAAGCAAGCCTTCCTCGACCACCCTTACATTGACCGTTCCTTCTGGAGCTTTTACCGCGGGTGAAACAATCACAGGGTCAAGTAGCGCGGCCAGTACAACTATTAGTTCGGACCCTTCCTTAACCGATGTTCAATCAACGGTAAGTTTCCTGGAAGCAGTAATAAGACGGAGCAGTTCGGATATAAGTATTAATAGGATAAGCAGAGGCGATTATCTCAATACCCCAGATAAAACAACTCAAGGTAGACCCACGCAATTTTATGTAGATCGTTTGATAACACCTACAGTAACTGTTTGGCCTTCTCCCGAAAATTCTACGGACGAACTTATATATCACAGGGTTCGGCGTATCGAAGATGTAGATAACGCGATTAACACAGCGGATTTACCCTTCCGGTTTCTTCCATGTCTTGTAGCGGGTCTAGCCTATTATCTAGCGATTAAGAGGGCTCCTCAGAAGGTTGCACTATTAAAAGAACTTTATGAGGAGGAATTTCAAAGAGCCGCATCAGAGGACGCAGAGAGATCAGGTCTACGTCTAGTCCCAAGTTATGCTTCGATGAGTCTTTCGTGATGGCTAAATATGCTTCGGGTAAACATGCTTTAGGTATCTCAGATCGTTCTGGGAGAGCGTATAAAATAACAAACATGATTATGGAATGGAATGGATATCTTGTAGGCAGAGATGAATATGAATCAAAGCAGCCTCAATTACAGCCGCGGCGTATCCGGGCAGATCCTCAAGCCTTAAAGATAAGCCGGCCAGCTAGAACGGAGCCAGCGGTGGAAGTTTTACTGGCGTTCAATAGTTTTAAATCAGGTTCAAGTGGCTCTGCCGTCATAACAGTTACGGAGCCTGGGAATGGTCGAAGCTCTGGAGATACGGTTAGATTTAGAAATGTAGCAGCCTTTGATGGATTTACCGAATCTGCTATAGAGGATAGTTCTGGATTTTCCATCACCAAAGTAGACGACGACAATTATACCTTCACTTCTGGAAGTGGAACAGCAGCTTCGGGTAATGTTAAAGGGGGCGCGGGGTTTTCTTCCGCTGGACCCGTAACGGTGAGTTCATAAGATGGCCTATACATTTACAACATTGAAAACAGCTATTGAGGACTACACTCAAAACACGGAATCCACCTTTGTCGGTCAGCTATCCAGATTTATTCTGAATGCCGAAGAACGTATTCTAAAAGAATGCCAATTAGATGTGTTTCGTAGATCTTCGCAAGGATCGGCTAATTCAGGAAATCAATATTTATCCAAACCAACGGACTTTCTGTCCCAGAATTCTTTGAGTGTCATTAACTCCTCGAGCAAAGAGTTCCTGTTATACAAACAAGTAACTGCCTTACAAGACTACACGCCGAATCCTACAACCACAGGAACCCCTAAATACTATGCCGATTGGGACAACGATGCCTTTTTGTTGGCCCCCACTCCCGATAGTAACTACACCATGGAGTTACATTATTTTTATCGACCAACGTCTATCACCACGAGTTCTGACGGGACAAGTTGGCTTGGAACCAATGCGGAACTTGCTCTTTTGTATGGTAGCCTTGTAGAGGCCTATACTTTTATGAAGGGGGAAGCTGATATTCTTCAGGTCTACAATGGAAGATACCAGGAAGCTCTGCAATGGTTGAAGAATCTTGGCGAAGGTCTACAGACCAGAGATCAATATAGGTACGACAGAGTTAGAAGGGATGTGGCTTGATGCTGGGCAGTGAGGGCAACGCTGGTGTTGGCAACCCTCTGGTATTTACAACAACGAACCGAGGTCATTCTCCTGAAGAAATGGCGGAGATGGCTATGAACAAAATTATGTCCGTTTCTAGAGATGCCCCCCCGGTTATACGGGATCAAGCTTTAGCACACAGAGATAATTTGAAGGATGTGCTGATATTCTATATGAATAAGATGGCGCAAAGTGAGAGGACTACTATTTGGGCTCTGTTAAAGAAGCAGGGCCATGATGACTTGGCAGAGATTATAAGGAGGTTGTAATGGCCGTTGGATCATCCGCAATGTGCGGGACATTTAAAACAGAGGCGATGGCAGGTATTCATTTTTTGACCCCGCATACGCGCACAGGTTCGAGTGCTATTGGTGCGGACACATTTAAGATCGCGATGTTCACCAACAGTTCATCTATTAGTGCGGACACCACTGGCTATACAACCAGTAATGAGGTCAGCGGTACGGCTTATACGGCGGGAGGTAATACGTTGGCAAGTATTACACTTGCTCTGGCTGATAACAGCAGTGCTGTACCCACCGCTTTTCTGGATTTTGCAGATAGTACATGGTCAACCTCTACTATTTCCAGCGCCAGAGGAGCTTTGATTTATAACAGTACTCTAAGTTCTGCGGGTACAGGATCAACGACAAATCATGCTGCGGATCCTGCGGTTGCAGTAATCAACTTTGGTGGCGACAAGTCATCTAGCGCAGGTGATTTCACCATACAGTTTCCGGCAAATGACGCGAATAACGCGATAATTAGGATTGCGTAATGGCCCTTATTACTGGCTGGGATAGAAGTACCTGGAACTCAGGAGCGTGGAATAGTCCCGTTCCCGTTGAAGTTACGGGTGTTTCTGCGGCCAGTGCTATTGGGACTTCGGTCGTTAGTCTTCCAGTCAGCATTAGTGTTACGGGTGTTTCTGCGGCCAGCGCGATTGGATCTCCTTCTGTATTTGCATCTGTAACTGTAATACCAACGGGTGTTTCGGCAGCATCTGCCGTTGGATCTCCTTCTGTTATTGCAAACGCTAATATTTCTGTTACCGGGGTCTCAGCAGCAAGCGGCATTGGTTCTGTTCAGATAAACTTTGCGTTTAGTGTAGAGGGCGTTTCTGCTGAAGGAATTGTCAATAATGCCCTTGTGTGGAGTATTATTGATACAACACAAACGCCGGATTGGACGCAAATAGCGGCATAGGAACAAGATTATGGCTTCATCATATACAACAAGTTTTGGTATCGAAAAAATCGGGTCTGGGGAACAGTCGGGTGCGTGGGGGACAACTAGCAACCACAATCTTGATATTCTGGATCGGGTAGCTTCTTATAGCGCGTTCGGTCTTACTGGAACCACACACACTCTTACGGTTCGAGAAGCATCCCCGGAATCAGGAACTGAAAACCTTCAGACGGGTATGTATCGCGTGATTAAATTCACGGGTGCTCTAGGTGGTGACAATACAGTCACAGTCGCTCCAAATACGACTGCGGCTTATTTCATTATGATTAACGCAACCACAGACTCAGGATCTAGTGGGCCGTATTCTGTTATTCTAACCCAAGGAAGCGGTGCCAATATAACGATAGCAAACGGTAAATCTGCCATCGTTTACATGGATGGGGCTGGTTCGGGTGCAGCGGTTGTTGATGCTCTGTCAAACTTGGCTCTCGCAACCCTAACAGCTTCTGGAGATGTTACCTCTAGCGGAACCTTCAATGCGCTAGGTGATACTGCTGCCAGTGATAAAGCAGCCGTTGGGTATGCGTCAGCAGAAGGTCTTGTTCTTACCGG